AGTTGTTGCAACTACATTACTTGTAGTAAATGAAGGCAGCGTACCAGCACTAAATCCATTCTCAGCAAGAGTAAATATCAGATTCTCTCCATTTACACTTGCAGTTAGAAGAGAAGCAGAAAAGGCAGGTAGCGTACCCTGAGTAGCTGTTGCGATAACCTCAGTACTAGTAGAAGTAAACGTAGGAAGAGTACCAGCAGTAGAAACTCCAGTTAAAACAGAAGCACTAGTAGGGGTAAAGGTAGGTAAAGTACCGGCGGTAGAAACACCCGTTAAAACAGTAGCCTCAGTAGCTTCAAAAGTAGGAACTGTACCAGCGTCGGTTACCTAACCTATAACAGTAGCTTCAGTAGCTTCAAAACTAGGAGCAGTACCTTCATCAGTTACCTGAGCAATAACAGTAGCGTTAGTTGGATTGAGTACAACGCTTACAGAGCCTTCAGGTGTATAATCCGCACTAGCAGTATCATTATAAGCTAAATCACCAAGCCAATTTGCAGCAGCACTTAAATCACCAAATAATGACCAAGCTTCGCCATCATAAATAAATTCCTATGCAACTGTTCTTTCCTAAAGAGTGCCGGCATTAAATACCTTATTATAAATTACAATGTCACCCTTTTTAGCAGTTACATCTTTACCACCAATAGCAACTACAGCAGAAGCTGTTCCATCTTCTATTGCAGTTGTAGTAACACCTAAGAATTGAGTATAAGCAGAAAGCTTATCGATCTCATCTCTTGCTTCCTTATCTTTTATGTAGACTATATCTCCATTAGGTAAGGTTACTTGCGAAATATTATTCTTAGTAGAATCCCAAGCAATTGCCATTTAAAATCATCTCCTTTTAATTAGTTGTAAAAATTAAATTTTCCCTTTCTGGGTCTATAGAACATGAAACCTTATTATTCCATGATTCTTTCTCTTCTTCAGTTACAAGAACTAAATTATTCAAGGCGTTAACTATATCCTAATCAACAAAATATAAATCTTTTACCTAGTTAATTCCATTGCCAATTTTAATTCTTGGAACGGTCTATCCATCTATTATAGTAGCATCAGAATAGACATATAACGTACCTTTCTAACTAATTTCTAAATAGTTTTTCCACTCATCTGTAGTCTTATACAAAACTTCAATTTTTGCAATCTCTGAAAGTTCATCAACTTTCTCATTTAATTCCTATACCTAAGATACTATACCAGTTGTTGTACCAGAACCATTTAATATAGTCTGAATCTATTCAACTGCTTCAATTATTGAAGAGATATCTCCATTAATAGCTGAACTTGAAGTTAAGTAATGAGGATCAATAGTATCATCTCTTCCTCTTCCTTCCCTTAGATAAATATTCAACACACCCACCTCCATCCGAAAATTTTATTTCCTTTTTATTAAGTAGAAAAGAAAAAGTTTAACTCTAAGAAAAAGATTAAACTTCAATTGCGATTTCAAGTTCTTTTATAATTTCACTAATTTCAATTGCTTCTTCTAAAGTATGAGTAGCAATCTCAATCGTATCACCCTTTAAAAATCGACCACTTAAAAGTCCGATTAAAGACTTTCCATTTATAATACGTCCATCATGAATACAAAGAAAAACTTCATGAGGAATTTTATTTAAACTCCAATTAAACTAAGAAGCGGTACGTCCAGTTAAGTCTTTTAGTAGTTTATAAGATCGAATGACCATTCCTTACATCCCTCCTTAATATTAAATTTTTCTAAAAATTAAGTAGAAAAGGAGAGATTGTAGTCTAAAACTTTTTAATTAGAATAAAATTGACATTATACTTATATTGCGCCGCGCTACCAATTTCTGGAAATTTTAGTAAATTTTGGTAGCGCGGCGCAGCGTAGGTATGAAGTTTTGATTTCTTGTAAGAATTGTGATATAATATAATTATAAAAAGATAAGAGCACTTTTTAAGTAACTATATCGTAAAAGGAGGAATTAGATGATGGAATTTTACGGGTCAGCCCATAACCACACCGACAGGAGCAACTTCCGTCTTAGGGATTCGACGAATCGTCTTGACCAGCTCTGTTGGTATGCAGCAAAAGACTTGGGTCACAATTTTATTGCAATAACAGATCATGAAACAATTGCAACGGCAATTGACTGTCAAAAAATAGAAAAAGAAATAAGAAAGGAATATCCAAATTTTAAAGTAATTCGAGGTAATGAAATTTATCTCTGTCGAGATGGTCTTAATAAAGATAATTACGAAAGAGGAAAAGATAGATTTTGGCATTGGATTTTACTTGCTAAAGATGCAATAGGTCATGAACAATTAAGAGAGATTTCAACTCGTGCGTGGAGTCATTGCTTTAAACAGGGAAAGATGTTAAGGGTTCCTACCTATTATTCAGATATTCAAGAAGTAATAGGAGCCAATCCGGGACATGTAATTATGTCTACTGCGTGTAGAGGTTCATTTATTTCTACTCGTATATTGGATTATGCAAAAGAGCCAAATGAGGAATTATACAATCATATAATTTCTTACCTTAAAAATATGTCAGATATATGCGGTAAAGAAAATTTCTTTTTAGAGGTTCAGCCTTCTTTTGATAAAGAGCAAATTTTAATCAATCAAACTTATAAAAAAATATCAGAAGACATTGGCTTTCCAGTTATTATTACACTGGACGCACATTATTTAAAAAAGGAAGACGAATCTATCCATCATGCTTTTCTAACAGCACAAGAAGGAGATAGAGAAACATCTTCTTTTTATGCTTCAACGTACATGATGAGTAGAGAAGAAATTCATAATTATATGGATGATTCTATTGGGAAAGAAACAGCTAGTCAATGGATGAATAATACAAAATTGATTTATGATTTGTGTGAAGACTATGATTTAACTAAGCCTTTGCATATTCCTTATCTTCCCAAGACTATTAATACTATATCAAAAGAAGAATTTATTGCTTTTAAGGATTTAATAAAGGAGTTAGAATATTTTTATACTTCTCCTTATGATTCTAATCGACATCTTGCCGCGGCGATAGTAAGAAAGATTCTTGCTAAGCCTGAGGAATATAATAATCAAAGAACTTTTGAAGAAATAGATGATAATTTAAAAGCAATAAGATTAGCTTCTGAAAAGATGAATACGCAATGGAGTGCTTATCTATTAAATCTTCGTGATTATTGTAATGTCATATGGAATAAAGGAAATTCTCTTATGGGTGCTGCGAGAGGCTCAGGAACTGGCTTTCTTTTGCTCAATATGTTAGATGTCACTCAAATTAATCCGCTTAAAGAAACTACAAAAACATATAGTTTCCGTTTTCTCAACCCTGAACGTGTGTCTGTCTTGGACGTGGATCTTGATATCGAAGGGGCTAAACGTCCACAGGTCTATAAGGCTCTTCAGGACGAATATGGGGCAGATAGAGTATCTAAAGTATTAACAATAAGAACAGAAAAAAGTAAGAGTGCATTACTTACTGCCTGTCGTGGATTAGGCGTAGATCCAGATGAAGCTAGCTATTTGTCAAGTTTTATTAAAGCAGATAGAGGACAGGCCCGAACTCTTAAACAGACATTTTATGGAGACGAAGAAGAAGGAATACTCCCAGATAAAAAATTCCAAGATTTAATGACTAACAAATATTCAAAAGTATGGGAAGTAGCACAAAATATAGAAGGTTTATGTAATGGTGTGGGAAGTCATGCAGGGGGAGTTATATTTTACGACGAACCTATCACTAAATCAACTGCACTAATGCAAACAACAAATGGTGATGTATGTACACAGTTTGACCTCCACACATGTGAAGACGTGAGTTGACGTAATGTTAGGCTCATAAACTTCTAATCGTTTATCAGCGACGTACTAATAGCCGCGAAAGCGTAAGTAAAAAATACTATTAGTGCGGCGGGGAAGCCTAAAGCCCTGTCGGGAGACATAGGTATGGTAATCCCGCACCAAAATTTTAGAGTAAATTCTTGTAAATTCTACTTTTATAATGTAGGTAATAAAAATAGATTTACAGGAGTGATAAAAATGTATTTATATCAAATAACCAATCTTATAAATGGTAAAATTTATATTGGTCAAACCAATAATATTACTAAGCGTTGGAGCAATCATAGATGTGGTAATGCTCCTCATCAAGTAATATCTAAAGCAATACAAAAATATGGTAAAGAAAATTTTAAATTTGAAGTCCTTTATAAGAATGTTCCTATTGAAGAAATTAATGAATTAGAAATTAAAACTATTAAGGAAAAAGATTGTCGTGTTCCAAAAGGATATAATGTTACTGAAGGTGGAGATGGAGTTCTTGGAGTCTCAAAATACGGAGCCGATAATTCTAATGCTCATTTAACACAAGAGGAAGCTTAGTATATATTAGATAATAGAGATAAACCTATGTATGTATTATATGATGAAGTTAATGACAAACTTAGTTATGAATAGTTTAAGAAGTTATATCATCATTAGACTTATACTAATCTTAAAACCGATACAGAAGAATATCCTTTTAATACTGAATTTAGTAACTAGTTTAATAAGAAGGGATTAGAATATGATGAGGTAGTAAAATTAAGAATAAGATATAATAATGGAGAATATTGGAAAAAGGTTTATCAAGAATATAAAGATATATATAGTAATGAATGGAGCTTCTGGAATGTATATAATGGAAAATCGTATAAATTAGTAATGCCTGAAGTCTTTACAGACCAAAATAAAAAGAAACATGCTAGTTTAGCACGAGCAGGTGAACGAAATGGTCGTTCTAAATTAACTGCTGAAGATGTTTTAGACATAAGACAGAAACATTCAGAAGGAATTTCAAATTCAGAAATTTATAAATTATATCCATAGGTTACTCCTACCTCTATAAGAGATGTAATCAATGGAAAAACATGGAAGAATTTACTCTAAAATATGTGCGTATCGACTATCCCCTGTTAGAAGGGGAGTAGGACTATTATTGATACATAGTTCGAAACGGAGTTCTTTTATAGCAATATAAAAGTAAGAGATAGTCAGGACGTATAGAAATATACGACAATCCGCTTATTAAAATTGATTTGTTATCTATCGAAGCATTGGATAGAATGCGGGCGTGCATTGACTTACTTTGTAAGCATAAATATTTAGATGATGCAAATAAAAACCTTCGAGAAATTTATGAAGAAGCAATTGGAGTTTATAAAATAGAAAGAGAAGATTCAAAAATGTGGGAACTTCTTAATCGTCATGAAGTTCAAGCTTTATTTCAAATGGAGCAAGATAGTGGTATAAAAGGCATTGCTGCCGTTCACCCCTCTTCAATTGACGATTTAACTGCGCTCAATGCTGTTATACGATTGATGGCGCCAGAGAAAGGAGCAGAACAGCCAGTTGATAAATTTGCAAGATTTAAAAAGAATTATCCAGAAGCATGGCATCAAGAAATGACTCAATGGAAAGTTAAAGAAAAATATTGGCCAATGCTTGAAAATATTATAGGAATCTCTTATGGCATGTGCATTCAGCAAGAACAATTTATGATGTTAGTTCAGCAACCAGATATTGGCGGATTTAGTTTGTTATGGGCGGACAAGCTCAGGAAATCAATCGCAAAGAAGCAAGCCAAATCATATGAAGAACTAGAAAAGGAATTCTATGAAACAACAAAAGAAAAAGGTTGTGATGAGAATCTCTGTAGGTATGTATGGGCGAACTTAATTGCACTAAACCGCGGATATGGGTTCAATGCGGCACATACCCTAGGCTACTCTATAGTAGCTCTGCAAGAACTAAATCTCGCGTATCGGTATCCTATTATATTCTGGAATACGGCGAATTTAATTGTTGATAGTGGTTCAATGGGTTTATCAGAAGAAGTAATTTATGATGAAGATGAAGAGGTAGAAAACTCCGCTGCGGATTATGGACGTATTGCTGCGGCGATAGGTAAAATGAAAAGTAAGGGAATTGATTTTTCCTTACCAGATATTAATAAATCAGACATTTCCTTTACTCCTGATGTTGCTAATAATAGAATTCTTTATGGAATTCGTGGCATTACTCGCATAGGAAATCAATTAATTAAAGATATCTTTAGTAATCGTCCTTATACTTCAATTGAAGATTTTATGAATAAAGTAAAAGTTAATAAAACTCAAATGATTTCTTTAATTAAAGCAGGGACTTTTGATTCACTATATAACTCTCGTGAAGAAGTAATGGAAACTTATTTAAAGTTAGTTGCCGACCAGAAAAAACGTATTACACTTCAAAATATGCAGATGCTTATTGAAAAGCAAATGATTCCAGAAACTTTAAATTATGAGCGTAGACTTTTTAACTTTAATAAATACTTAAAGAATTTTAAAGAGGGTTTGTATTACAATCTTGATACACGCGGTTTTAATTTTTATAGTGCTTCTTATCCAATAGATAAACTTGAAGAAGTAAATGTTAATGATGATATCAAAACTGCAAAAATTAAACAGTCTATTTGGGATTCTATTTATAAAAAAGGAATGGATCCAGTAAGAGATTGGATGAAAACTAATCAACAAGAAATTCTTATAGAACTTAATAATAGACTTTATCAAGAAATTTTTGAAAAATATGCAGAAGGTTCTATTTCAAAATGGGAAATGGATTCTCTTAGTTTCTATTATCACGAGCATGAATTAGCAAATCTTAATAATAAAGCTTATGGAATAGTAGATTTCTTCAAACTACCAGAAGAGCCAGAAATAGATAGAAAATTTACTACTAAAGACGGTTCTGAAATTATTATGTATCAAATTAATCGTATTGCAGGAACTATTATTGATAAAGATAAAAACAAATCTACAATAACGTTATTAACTACCAGTGGAGTTGTAACAGTTAAAATTTGGAAAAATCAATTCGCAAAGTGGGATAAACAAATATCCGCAAAAGGAGAGGATGGAAAAAAGCATGTGCTAGAAAAATCATTTTTAGCACGAGGTAATAAGTTAATCATTACAGGTATACGTCGTGGAGATAACTTTATTCCTAAGAAATATAAAAGTACTGACTTGCCTTTATTTGAAAAAATAGAAGAAATCAAAGATGGTTTTATTACCAAATCAAGTACTGAAAGACTTGAATTAGAGGAGGAAATAATATGAGTTCAATTGCTTTATATGACGTTGACTTATTCCATGCGCCGGCGCGTCATAGGCCTAATCTTGAGCTAATGAAAACTTATAATTACTATTATAAGAATAATCATAAAGTAACTATGGTAAAGCCAGATGAAGACTTAACTCGTTTTTCTAAGATTTATTATTTCAAAGAAAACTCTTTTAATTTTTTTCCTAAAACAAAATTAAGTGATAGTAAGGCAGTTCTTTATGGAGAGGGATTCTATAATTATTATGAATCCCTCCCTTCTCCTTTAAATGCTTCGCCGCCTTCTTTTCTTCCCTATGATTTATTTTACGAAAAAATTAAAGGAGTTAACTACGAACATCTTAAAAATAATTCGATAGTTCGTTTAGAAAATCAAGATTTAACTGGCTTCCAAGAAGATAAAAATGCAATATATTTTGTAGATAAGGACTTCTGTTCACTTGATTTTTCCGATTTTCTCCATGAATATCACAATTATAGTTTTTATTTCTACCATGCGCCGCGGTGTCATAATTTAAAACAATTTGAAGAAATTGAAAAGTTTAGTAACTTAATAAGGACTTCAATTACTCCAATTTTTAAATACAATAAAGATTTTGTTGAAAAATATGAAGCCAAGCCAAATTATCCTTTTTATCCAATAGAAGATGAAAATGATGATATGGCGGCGCAACGTATTATAAAAACAATTCTTATTTTAAAAAAGAAAGAAAAGAAAACAAGAGTTAATATAGCAACTATTAAAAAAGATTCATTATTGGACTACGTTTCTCGTTGGGGATGCACCGCGACACCATCTTCCTACTGTGAATATTATAAAGACAATCCCATTGCATTAAAGCTAGCTAATGCTGCGCCGGCGCAGAATAGGCTTCTATTAAAAACTAACCCTAAAAATGGAGTATTTGATTTTTAAACCGCCCAATGATATAATAAAAATATAAATAAGTTAGGAGGTATTTAACCTTGGAGAAGAAAGAAATTAAAGATAAGCTATCTTTAGCAAACTATTCTTTAGAAGCAAAGAAAAGTGAATTATCTAATATAAAAGTTAATACTTTTTCCTACAATCCTCGAATTACTGAACTTATGTTTGAAATAAAACAACTTGAATCGGAGATTGAAAAACTGAATAAACAAGCGGAGGAACTTGCTGATGAGTAAGAGAGAAGATGGTATGGTTTCAATTTTTAACGAAGATGGTAAACTAAAAACCAAAGAAGAGTTTACTAATGAAATGGGAGAGATTTATGACGAATGTGTCGATAATATATAGCAGTAGGAACATGACTGCGGCTGTAGAGAAGATTTAACAATTTTCGACATACTAACAAATCCAGAATCTCAAACAGATACAGAAAATGCTTTTCTGAATTATGATTATTACGAACGAGCCATTTATATAGATGGAGAAATTACTGATAAAATGGCAACTCAAATTTATAAAAAAATTCGTTTTTATAATAAAATGGATACTATGGATGGGATACCGATAGAAGAACGAGGTCCAATTAAAATTTTAATAAATTCCTCTGGTGGTAGTCTAGATGCTTCTTTAAGTATTATTTCTTCAATTAAGATTTCAAAGACTCCAGTTTATACTTATAACATAGGAATGGCTTGTAGTGGAGCTTTCTTTATTTTAATTGCAGGACATCAAAGATTCGGCTTACCTTATACAACTTATCTTTATCATGAAGGGAGTGCAGGAACTTATGGAGATTCGCATAAGTTTATAAACTTTACTAATTATTATGTTGGATAGCTTCAGCAACTTAAGAAATTAGTTATCAATAATACCGAAATTACAGAAGAAGAATATGAAATACATCGTAAAGATGATTGGTGGCTTACCGCTGATGAAGCTTTTCTATTAAATGTAATAGACGATATAGTTGAAGATTTTGAAGGAAAGGAGGTAACTGACTAATGGCTGATATAGATATAAATGCAAAAGACATAGCAAAGAATTTTAATGAGAAGAAAGTATTAGATAGTTTTAAAGAGGTTCTTTCTAAGGGTAATAGTAGTTCTCAAGATATTGATTAGTTTATTCAAATAATGGAATTACCTGATGAAGATTTTAATAAAATCTATCCAATTATGAAAGAAAGAATTGAAGCAATATATAATAATCCCGCTTACGAAAAGGAAGTTCTTGACAATTTAAAGCAAGAAATGATGAGAGATCCTTCCTTTAACATAGATGAGTAGGCCGCTGCGGCAAGAGAATTTATTGATACTATAAAAGATGAAGAAATGGGAGAGAATAAGAAGAATTTTTTAACTCTCGTTCTTGAAAATGCAGTATTTAAATTCGTTGAGGTCTATAACAATCCTCGTGAGAAGATTAGTGTAAAAATTGAAAAAATAGACCCAAATGCCAAGATACCCACTTATGCACATCCTCTTGATGCAGGAGCAGACATTTGTGCATTAGAAGACACAACCATAAATGCAGGTGTAACTAAGGCTGTAAGAACTGGTCTTAAATTTGCTATTCCTAAGGGTTATGAAATAACAGTTCGTCCTCGTTCAGGACTTAGTCTAAAGACTGGACTTAGAGTAGCCAATACGCCAGGTACAATTGACTCGTCCTTCCGTGGAGAGATTAAAATTATCATTACCAATACTAGTACTGAAGATTATACAATAAAGGCAGGAGATAAAATTGCTTAGTTAATAATTGCTCCTACTCCTATGATTATTTGGGAAGAAACTACAATTAACGATGAAACTGACAGAGGAGAAAGCGGCTTTGGCTCGACTGATGCTTAATGGGAAAAATTAAGTATGAAGAAGTTAAGCAGTCAATAGAAGACGCTGGATGGTAGTTAATTTCTAAGGAATATGTAAACCTTAAAACAGATTTGCTAGCTCTTTGTCCCAAAGGACATGAGGTTCATTTTCCATTCGAAGATTGGCGACGTGGATAGGTCGAATGTAGCTGTTGTAACTATTAGCCTTTTAAGAAAATTAATGAAAAGCCGAAGAAGAAGCAAGGTTATCGTATCCTTGCTTTCGACTAGGCTTCAATTTGCTCAGGATGGAGTTGTTTTGATTCAGGGCGTTTAATTAACTATGGTTCTTGGACTAGTCATGGTAGTAAATCGACAGAACGAATTGCCTAGACAAAAGCTTGGTTTGCATCAATGATTACTTAGCATAATCCAGATATGGTTGCATTAGAAGATATACAATTACAAAAATTTGGAGATGGAGAAGAAGCAGTTCTAACTTTTAAAAAACTAGCCCATCTTCAAGGCGTTTTAAAAAATTATTGTTACGAGAATAATGTTCCATATATGATAATTCCGCCAGGAACTTGGAGAACTCATAATGGAATTAAAGGTCGTACAAGAACTGACTAGAAGAAAAATGCATAGTTAAAAGTTTAGTCTTTATATGAGATTAAGGTCAGTACTGATGAAGCAGATGCAGTCCTCCTTGGGCGCTATGCCGCTTCCTTACACTAGCAATAGGAAGTAATTGAATTCTAAAAAATAAGGGCGACAATAGCCGCCCTTTGAAAATACCTCTATAATATGAGAGTAGGTGTTAGGGTCACCTACTCTCTTTTCTTTATTCATCAACCTGATAAGCGCACCACATATATCTATCAGATGGGTCGAATACATCGTAAATGACACCATCAATTATACAAGTTATATGTCCACTCATAGTTACAAGCCATCGACCGGGAAGTTCCAAATCTGCAAAATTACCAACTGTTATTACTTTATTAACTGGGTCTTGACAAAACCGTGGATATTGGCGACTTAAATATTCATTGATAAATTCTACTTCGGAGAAAGTTATTCCTTCATGCTTTGCATAATCAGAAAGCTCTTCAAAAACTTCTTCCCAAGACCGGCGCGTAGCAAGGGCAATAGCCCTCACTGTGCAATCATTAACGCGCCGCCCATAGGGATTATTATTATAATACTAAAATCGCATTACATTTTCTTTAGTTTATCAATATGCTTTCTAATTACTTCTTTCTCCTGAGAAGTTTCTACATTGTCCATCATATACTCTACGAAATTAACTAACGCACCCATCGCCATATCGACGCCATCGATCATACGATCTTTAGAATCTCCATCTCTATAGCGGTTTTTACCTTCATTATAATTATAAAGGCCTTCTCTCATACGAGTAAAGTAACGTTCGTCTCTTTCGTCAAGGGGATAGTATCTATCATGATTATAATTACCGCTATTGCCACCTCTACGATAGTTTCTATCATAATCATCTTCGTCGCCGCGATAGCGTCCTCTACTATCTCTGCTTCTTGCACCATAAAGTTCACTTTCTTCATTACATTTTTCGTAATAATCTGCTTCCTTTATATCCTTATAAATATCAATAAGTTTATAAGTTGTATCGAGATTAGAAGAAGTTAAACCTTTATCTGCAATAGTAGATAATTCTTTCTTAACTTTTCTAAGTAATTCATCCATCATCCTTCACCTCCAGTTGTAGTTGCATCTGTTGTTGTTATTGGAAGAGATGGAGCAACATTATAATATCTACAATTATTGCAACAACTTAAGCTATCTATTAACTTAAATACGCCCGACTAAATATTAGTTCTTACTATACAAGGATAAATACTTCTTGTAGCTATCTGACAAGCACTAACATTAGTACAATTGCAATTAACTAAAGGATAAATTGTCTCATCTTCTCCAATGGTAATTCCTACTGTCGCGGCAATAGTAGTTGTGGTAGGTATATCCTAACCAACTACTAAACAATACTTCTGCCCATTTGCATAACTTCCCGCAGGGATATTAATAATTAAATTTGGGTCAGTAAAAGTAACCGCTTCAGATATAATTAAATTTTTACATAATTTATTAGGGCAAGCCATTACTTACCACATCCTTAGAAATTACCGCAACCGCAACCATTAACAGCGTTGTAGTTTAAGGATTGATATGGACTAGCTGTGATATACGCAGGTCTAGCTATTGGCTGGAGTGAATTCAGCAGTTGTTCGGTCTGGGCTGACTGAGAAATCTGGAATCTAGCATTCTAGAGTTCAGTTCTAAGTTCATCCATCTCTTTCTGATTCATATAATCAATTAAGCGGTCACCAAGACGGTCGATGCTAACCATTGTCTAGCTCTGATTCTGAGCCATTAAGTAGCGAATGTCATCCTAACCTCTTTCAATATCACAAGCATTAGTTGCAATAGCAGTAGTTACTCCATTAAAACCAGCTTGATTATTGAAATTAGACTGCATAATAGATTCGCGAGTTTCGCAGCAGCAATCTTTAATCGCACAATTAGTATTAGCGATTGCAGTTTGAACACCATTGAAACCATTGCACAGAGTAGACTGAACATTATTAAATCCATTACTTAAGTTAGTCTACAGACCAAAAGCCGCATCGTTAATTCCAGTATTAACAGAATTAAAACCATTACACATCGAATTCTACAATGCCGCGGCGCTTTGTAAATTAGCCTTATCAGAAGCCGCAAAAGCATTAGCAATACTTGTTCCAAGATTCGTTACTGCTAAGTTATTCTGATAGAACCCATCAACAACCGAATCATGCGTACCTCTTATATCTCCATCTAAAGTCTGGAAATTAAAGGCATCTGACATACCTTGGGCAGTAGCGGGCGCACAACAAGCATTATAGCCACCAAAACCGCCACCAAAGCCAGTCTGAGGAAATACAATAGTGTCTCCACCATTGCCTCTGCCACCGTTGTTGCCCCAGTTACCATTGCCACCCCATCCGAAGAACAAGGCTAGAATGACAATCCACCAAAGCGCACCTCCATTTCCGAAGTCACCATCATTACCTCTTGCAAGAGCCAGAGCATCTGCGATAGATAATCCGTTTTCTCCCATTATTAAAACACCTCTATAATATATATATTTCACGCTTTAGGAGTTATTTAAGTAACTACATAAAGGCTTGGAACTCATTATTCAAGTCTAAACCTCGTTGTTTAAACATCTCCTAAGCGAGATTAACAAAATCATTGGTCTAGTTATTCTATGCGAATTTAATTAGCTAACTAATGTTAGGGTCATTAATTTTCTAATTTTGAATCATAGAAAGAGCAACTTCCTAGGGATTTCGTCCTCGCATTAACTAGGCTATCATCTACAATTGTGGATTCATTATAAATCAAACTCCTTTTTCTTTTTAGTAACACTTAAAACTCTATCTTCTAAATCACTTATTTTCTCATTACAATTTTTTATTTGTAAAGCTAAATCTTCAAGAGATATAGAAGAAGTCTATGTTTCTTCTCTACCTTGCGCCGCGGCACCATCATTCTAAGTAAAAGGTATTACCTTATATGGATAGAATAATGGATTACCATTCTACATTGTCTTAATATACATAACGTTTTCTGGCAGACATAAAGCAACTGACATTCCTGCACCGACGGGTACGTTTGCAACTTCCAAGGTTGAGTTTATATTATAAACGTTACCTTGTGGCTAAGGAAATAAAGGTTGAATATTTTGCTGTTGTCCAAAAGGACTTTGGGGTATTGCTCCAGTCTAGGGTTGTACTGGAGTTTGTACTGGACCTTGTGTCGGACCTTGTGTCGCCATACCATAACTTGTATATGCCATTTAAATCACCTCTTTTATTTTTGCTTACACTTAAAAGTAGGAATAGGATTGGTTAGGTCAAGTTTATGGTTAAAGAGTTTTGAAAAATTCTATGCTTTAAACAAAAAAAGGGATTGAATTTTGTATAAATTATACAAATTAGCAAGAAGTAAGGAGAATAAAGTATAGGATTAAGTCGCCGCGCTTCCAATTTTTGGAATTTTTGGTAAATTTTGGTAGCGCGGCGCAATATAGACAGAAAATTAAAAGCGCCACGGATGATGCCGCGGCGCGAATAAATAATACATTTCATTTAATATCTATTACTTCATGAATACGATGATATGCTTCGAGTAATATTTCATCTTCAATTGATTCTTCTTCTTTATTTTTTATATTATTATAATTTATATAATAATTAACATCTGTCAAATGGAAACTAGGTATTTTTGCTCCTTTTGAATTAGGAACACTAGTTTCATAAAAAGAAATTAAATTTAACCCATCTAAAAAGACTAGAGCCCTTCGTATCGTACTATCATTATATGTATTTTTACTTAAATTAAAAATTTCTCTCAACGATTCAAAACTAATAGCTTTATACTGTGTTCCCCCATAGCAGCATATATCTCTATAAGAACAACATAAATAATAAATTTTTAACTCTAATTCTGTTGCAGAGAACTATTCATTTAACTAACTTAACGTTTCTTCTGGAATCTTAGTAAAAGGATTAGGTCTTGGAATATAATAATAACATTTCTTCTCTTCTTTATTCCTATTCTTCCACACTTCTGCTGAATGTTTCTCTACTATTTTTCGATATGCCGCTTTCTGCTTTTTATCATTTAAATCAAAATCATCACTAATAAATAAATTAAATTTTTTATTTCCGCCATATTTAATTAACCCATCTCTTTCTAAATAATATAAATATAATTTTACTGTTTTTGCAGTAATACCAATTGCTTCTTCTATTCTGGTTAAAACCAAATCTTTCTACTGAAATATCCGAGTATTATCAGGGTAAGCGGCTAGTCCAGAAATACAAACTAAATAAGTATAAAGTTTCATAGGGTTGCTAGCTATTTCTCTTTCTTTCTTTGGCATGGGTGCATAAGTTTTTAATTTTTCTTGATGCATAAAATATCTACCTCCTTTTTTTGTTTTTTCTATTATATAAGTATTTTTCCAGAAAAAAGTGTCTAAAAAATATGGTATGGAAAAATTATCACCGATAATGGAATTTTTAATACCGTTTTATGGAAAAATTAATACCGATCTAAGGGAAAATTAATACCGTTCTGTGGAATTTTTAATACTATATAGTATTACTTTTTCCCAGTCGGCAAAAAGTAATCAAAAAGCGACGTGACCGTTGGTCACAAAATTTTTAAATTAAAATTTAGATTACCTAAGCTCGGTGCTACGCACCTCGCGAATCAAAAGTTATCAACTTATTGGTCTTTTTCTCCTATAATGCGCCGCCCTATCATGCGCCGCGATAGCAACTTTTTAGATTTAATCTTATAAAAATCTACATTAAGAAATTTTTTTATAGGCGCCGGCGCAACGTAGGATTAAAGTATAATTTGATGATAGGGCGGCGCAACGTAAGAAAAAACCCATAGTATTTCTACTATGGGCTTTTATTATAACTATGTTCCTCCAGAAATATTCCAATAATCAGTACCAGGATAAATATTAGTAGTTCCGCCTTTATAAATTCCATTAACTAAAACCGTAAAAATATTTGTTGTTCCTTTTGTAATACTAAATAATCTTAAAGCATAAATTCCTCCACCAACATTTACTATATCATTTGTAACTGTATAATTACCAACCTAACTCTATTGAACTCCTCCAATTGCGATAGAATAATCTCCAATATTAAATTTGGTTACTGAGTTAAAGCTCATAGAGCCGCCTAAACTAAGCCCTCCTTTAATTGTTACGTTTCCACTATTATCAACATTAAATAAACTATTAGATGAGTTCTTTATATTAAAGTTCCCGCTAATCATTTCTAAAACAACAGAAGTTAGATTGCTAATATCTATACTCTAATTCGTAGAATCAGAGGTATCACTAC